ATTGAGCAATTCAAATGATGTGGTGAATTATGAAGTTGCTTATTCAAGTAATGGAGGCAGTAGTTATACCGTAGCTAGTGCGCTTGTCAATGCAAGCTCAATATCTTACACAGTGAACGGATTAACTGCAAGTACAGCTTATGTAATTCGTGTAATTGCAATTGACGGAGCTGGAAATAGATCAACACCTGTTACAGTGAATGCTTCAACTATTGCAGCACCAGATACAACGCCTCCTGTCATTACAGCTTCGCCAGCAGCAGGAACTTATACTTCTAGTCAGTCTGTAACTTTAAGTTCTAACGAGTCAAATACAACGATTTATTACACGACTGATGGAAGCACTCCAACCACGAGCAGTACGGTTTATAGCGGTCCTATTACAGTTTCAGCAACAAAAACTATTCAATTTATCGGTAAGGATGGAGCAGGGAATGTTAGTACACCTGTGGCAGCGACTTATACGATTAATGCTGCTTCTAACTTTTTACCTAATGCTACTATATACGACTCATTTAACAGAGCGGATAATGCTTCTTCATTGGGAACATCTGATTCTGGTCATATATGGGTATACGATTCGCAAGTATGGGGAATTAGCGGAAACAAAGCAAGACCATACAGCGGAACAGCAGATAAATCCATTTATATTGACAGTGGTAAATCAGATTGTACCGTACAATGTACGTTTGCCAGTGCATTAGGGACGGCAGCAGCAACAGCCCATAGAATGACGTTCAGATGGCAGGATACTACACATTATTTTGCGATTCAAGCCACAACAACAGGTTATACTTTATGGTTGCAAAATGGCGGTTGGACTTCTTTAGCAACAAGTTCTGGATTTACTCCTGCACAGGGTGATGTTGTAAAAGTCGTTCTAAGTGGTTCTTCAATTACGGTTTTTGCAAATGGAACTCAGATTATCAGCGTAACAAATACAAACTATCAAACAGCTACTAAACATGGTTTAGCAATCGGAAATGCTTCAACTACAACTATTCTTTATGATGATTTCTCTGTAGCTTAGGAGGTGTACTAAATGACTTGGACAAAACAACAAACAGGAACATCGGGTAGCCCTGCAACATTAGCAAATCAATGGAGCGGAGCAATTTGGAACGCCATGGGTGATAGTATTACTTATGGTTATGGTACAACTTCTATATATCATCAAATTGTGTCCTCTATGTTAGGTATGACAAAAGTAAATAATTACGGTGTAAGTGGAACAAATCTTGCAACTGGTGGAAGTCATCCTTCAACAGACTCCATGTGGTCAAGGGTTTCAAGCATGGATACCACAGCAAATTTAATTACTGTTTTTGGTGGGACAAACGACTACGGAAACGCAACACAACCAGATTTAGGCGATATAACAAGTACAGCAACAACAACCGTTTATGGTGCTTTGCATTCCATTTGTCAAACGTTATATACAACTTATCCAAACGCAAAATACGCTTTGTTTACTCCTTTGCAAAGAGCAGACAGTATATATCAAGCTGCGAGTGGTGTAATTACTTTAGGGAAAGGAGCAAACCCTAAAGGATTTACTTTGGAACAGGTTGCCCAAGCTGTCATTGATGTAGGCAAATATTGGTCAATCCCTGTTTTGGATTTATACAGGAATTCTGGATTACAACCGGCAATGAGTAATATTAAAACTCAATATATGCCCGATGCTTTACATCCTAATGCAGCAGGGCATCAAAGAATAGCTACTAAAATAGCTGAGTTTTTAAGGACACTATAAAAATTAGAGGAGCCTTCGGGTTCCTTTTTCTTTTGAGGTGATGATATGAAGAAATATATCTGGAACATTCTTATCTCCATCAATCCAATATATAAAACTAATTCTATTAGTTAAAACATAATTTTTATTGTTTTAAAAATCGGATTTTATTAGCTTTTTGGAGGGACATTTTGTCTCTCCTTTTTTATTTGTAATTAAATTAATACGGAATAAAAGGAGATTAAACCAATGAATAAATATTTATACATTTACAATCCACATCAGGCCGACTTCTTTGTTAAAGAAGGTGCAATTGTTGTTGGAGTTGGCAAGGGAAATAAAGGTGACGTATATGTTAAATTCCTTCGAGATCAAAAGTGTATAGAAATATTTGATAAATGGGTTTTAAAAGATAAATATAAATAAATTTATAAAGGAGCAATTGATGTGAATACTGAGGAATTGTATGTAGGTCAAACATTTAAAAATTATAAGGAGTTATGCTTAGAGTTAGGATGGGAAATAAAGAAGAGTGCAAATAGTAAAAATGCACAATTTAAAGAATTAGAATGCTATTGTAAATTTAATAAAATTGGTCATAAGATTACTATTGAAGAAGTGTTTGAAACTCCTCATGAAAAAGTTGAAAGTCGTGGTAAAAGTTCAATATATGGAAATTTGACTCAAATTCTTATTACTGATTTATTGGCACAATGTAATGGACATATTTCTATAAGTAAAAGTAAATTAATGTTTACCATTGGTATGGTTAATACTAATTACAGTGAGTGTCGAGAATTAGTACCAAAACTATCCAAATATACTGACATTGATGAAAATTTTATTTACGATTTTTACAATACCACAATTGGGAGTTTCAGAAGTATTATTGAAACAGCATTAAAGAATCTCATGGACAAAAGAATAATTATGTATAATACAATTATTAAAGTCTCAGAACAAGGAAAATATAATACTAGAAATGCAACAGAACGAGAACTACAACTAATTATGAGCATTGAGAAAGATATTCTTGATGAAATGGGATATACCCATATTTCTAATGTTAGAGTTTCAAAGGATTGGAAAAGATTCAGAACAAAAGCGAAACAATTATTAAATGAACGAAGTGATGTTGAATATTATTTTACTGCATATGACATAACGGTAAATGAAAAATATATAAAAGAGGAACGTAAACAACTAATGGATCTTGTTTTAGAAGAAATGCATCGTAAAGAATCTAAAAGTGAACTTAATCAAATTATCTATTCAAACGTAATATTGAATGCCGAAAAAAGACACGAAAATGGATTTACTTCTGGAAAGAAAGCTAAAACAAGATTGAATATTTTTTATGTTGAAAATATTAGAGAGTTGGCAAATTTATTAATAGATAAAAATACTCCAAATATCATACATAAGATAAGAAATATAGAAACTGAAGAAAATATACTGCCATTACAATTGATTAATGAAATTGATGGTCTTGATGAATTATTTGGATGAAAAAATTACCATTCTTCTATACTATAATATAAACCTTAAATACACTAGTAGAGAAAAATGGTAAAATTTTAAGTTGTAAATTACATAAGTGGGGAAAGGTCACTTTCGAGAACTGCACTCGAAACCAACCCTTGGTTTTCCCCACACCCCTTTCCAATTATTATTTTTTAAATTAAGGATGTATTCATATGTTTACTAATAAACAGCTAGACCCTCCTACAGAAAAACAATTGTCATACATTAACATATTAGAAAGAAAAACTGGATTAAGATTTTACGGAACAACTAAACAACAAGCAATAAACTTTATTGAAAAAGCTAACCAAATGATAAAGGAAAATAAATCAATTAAACGTAAAATTGAACGTGAACATGAAAGTTTTCCATATCCAGATTTATCAAATGATTTACCATCAAGTAAACAATGGTCATACATTCGATCACTGGAAGAAAAGACAAATTTATAATTTAATGGTGTTACTAAGAAAGACGCAGTTGAATATATAGATGCTGCACTTAAATCACTTAATTAAAATATAGATTTTATGTATAAAAAAAGAAGGGAATTAAACCTCCCTTCTCCCCTTCTTCCCCTTTACTTAAAGTAGTGTATTACAGTACCATTCGCTTTTGCATCCGGTAACATAATACACTACTTTAAAAGAAAAAAGAGGTCATTTTACAACCTCTCCCATACTTTGCTGAATCAACTCTTCAACTAATAAGTTAAAATGAATAGTCACATCTTCTTTTTTAAACTCCACTCTGTTAACAATTCTCGATAGCATTGCTTTTTTTAAATCATCATCGGATTCATCAAATTTTTCCGACCAATTTTCTAATTCACTAGCAACTGTATTAATGTCATAATTATTATTTTTCTCATGTTCAATTTCTATTTTAATTTTATCAATCTTTTCGTCAATATCTTTCATTTGAGTATTCAATGAATTAATTGCCCCTGATAATTGTTCCGGTGTAAATGCACTATTACCTAACAATGAATTTGCTATTTCTCCATTGAGTTTAACTAATTGTTTTTCAAAATTACCTTTATCTTTTATTAGATCAGATAAGGCTTTACTCTTTAATTCGATTTCATCTTTTTTCTTACTAATATTAATATCTATAAATTTTTTAATATCAATAAACGATAAATAAAACTTAATTCGGTCAATAGTAATTTTGTCGTACTTTTTAGCACCAAACATATTTTGTTCATGTTCAATTTTCCCGTTATTTAACGGACAACGATATCGATAAATTTTATTAATGTAGTGTTCATTGTGATTATATGGTTTTTGATTTTTTCTGTATAAATAATTACCACTTAGCTTTGCTCCACAGTATCCACAATAAGCTAATCCAGAAACCATTAATCTTCCTGCTAATGGAATTCCTTCTTTATCCTGATCATGAAGGGAGTCCTTACGTTTTGTTCTAATTTCTTCAGCTTTATAATAAATTTCATCTGAAACAATTCTTAATTTTTCATTATATGGTTGGAATTCTAATTCACCATCAAAACTATTGTATTTTACTAATCCAATACAAATCGGATTGATTATTGCCCTCTGTACAGTATTTACTCTCCATGGTTTTCCATTCCTTGATTTATATCCTTCATCATTTAATTTATCTACAATTTTTCTATATCCCATATGATGATTTACATACCACTCAAACATTAACTTCAAAATTTTAGATTCATATTCATCAGGAATTAATTCTTTGAGATATCTATCTTTATTTTTCCAATGTTTCTGATCAGTCTCAAATACTTTGAAACCATAAGGTGGCGTTCCTCCTTGAAAATAACCTTGCTCACTGAGTATTTTCTTTGATTCTCTAACACGCATCGAAGTTTTCAAGCTCTCTCCGGAAGATTGCCAAAATCCAATATATGTTATTAATTTATCTACGTGAGACTCAACACTTCTTTTATGGTCAGTTGTTGACCAAACTTCTATCCCTTTTTCATGTAAAAAATTTACTACTAATGGAGTTTCATCTTCTCTTCTTCCTAGCCTGTCCAACATAAATACCAAAAGAATGTCAAATTTACCTTTAATAGCTGCCTCTTTAATTTCGTTTAAAGCATCCCGATCATCAACTTTCGTTTTCCATCCAGATATACCCTTTTCGTACAATTCATTTGTAATTTCCCATTCAGGCTTGTTAGCAACATAATTATGACATGCTGTTCTTTGCATTGGAATATCGTCTTCAGTATCTACTTGTTTCTTTGTAGAAACACGATATAAGCACCATACCCTTTTCTTATCCATAAATAAAACTCCTTTTCTCCCGTATCATTCGCCTATATTATAACACAAAATACACCACAAAATAAAAGACAGAAATCATGAATAGACTTCTGTCCAGAATACTTTTAATCCATATTCGGCTTTTTTATTATCTTCCTTATTTTTGCTAATGGTAAAATGTGCTTTAATTTTTCTATCTGATACTTCAGTAAAATAAATACGTTCTTCATCTTCTTTAACTTCAAAGGTTTCCCCCTTAAGTTTGACTAACTTACCCATCCTCCACACCTCAAAATATATGTATGAAAATTATAGATTGTCCTATTACTTATATTTTTCTATGAGACTATCTAACAATTGTTTTATGTAATAACGGTACTTAACCTTTTTCTTATAATGATTAATTTCAATTCCAACTTCTTTACATATGTCCAATCCAATGCTACTTTTGTTTAGTTTACCTTTAAATCTATGCTCACTTATTTGTTTTTGAGATAAGTATTGAATTTCAAGAAAATCTTTTATATGTACAAACGCAGTAAAATTATCATATTCCCTAAAGTTGAAAATAAATCCAGCAATTAGACCATCATACTCTGCTGCATTTTTTAAAGCATCTATTTGGTGCTTCTTGATTATCTTCTCTTGGAATGATATTGATTTATTTGCAGTTGATTTTAACTCTATAGGGAATAAATTAGGCTTCTTATATATGAAGCTATCAAAATCATTTTGACTTACTTTTGCATTAGGTTTAAGCATCATTGTTGGAACATCTTTAATTCTGTAAAAGAATATCCCTTGATCCTTCGCACTTTGTTTCATATCCTCTTCAAAACTTTTACCGGGATTCTTAGCCAATCAATCACTTCCTTACTTATTCCACAATACAAAATCCTGCTCAGATTCTACTGTGCGTCCATATCTATATCCAAACTTTACAATTTCTTTTTCATGATCCGTTAAAGCCCTGTTCCAATTCTTTTCTAATTCATAAATCGCTTCATTATAAAGAATTTGATCATAATCTAATAGTTCTCTATTCATATGCATCACTCCAAATAATTAAAATTTATGGTTTCTTTTGTTTGAAGTACGTCGTTACCATTTCCTTTTCATACGTTCATTCTTCATTCGGTTAAGCTCTTTATGCCCTTTAATTATTTGAATAAAAACAAAAATAATAAATGATATAACTACTACAGAAACCACACAGAAGAATATTAAATAACCGATTGCAAAAGGACTTATTGCTCTCCACATCTCATTAATTGGAGTATTTAAAATATCTTTAATTGTCAATTGTCTTTCTCCTTTCTATCATCGAAAGACGACATTATTTGTACCATTCTTTAAACTTTAATTTGTATTTTATTACTGCTTTGATAACATCCCATAATCTAGGTGATGAATAGCGATAACTAAGCACATATAAGTACCATAAACCTTCAATCTTTTGTATTTTCATAAATCCTCCTTATGACATATTTTCATTCCAGTTTGTTCGAAAGATGAACTAAATCCATCTTCCACCTTTGCCATTTTTTAAGTCATCTCGTATTGCCATAAGTACATAAATAACAACTGGAAATAAAAGTATCATTACAGGAATTAACCAAGGTGCTTCAATGATTACAGGTTCTATAATCAAAAAAGTAATATAAACAATTAATCCAATTAATAGATAAATTCCTATTATCCACCATAACAATATAACCACCTCTTTTGTGTCGTCTTTTGTTTCAAATAAATATCTAATAAAACTACAATTTTATTATAAAAAGTTTGTGAAATTCGTCTAAAGAACGTTGATATATCAATGTTTGTAAACTTAACTTTTCACAAACTTTTACTTATTTATCATAAATGTTGCTAATTTTCACATCGCTGCATTCATATTGATTATGTACAGGAAATCTAACATCATCTTTATCTACTTTAAAATCAAAATAGGATTCATCTTCATCATTAAACCATTCATTAATTCCACCAACTATGCGACCATTTCCATCTCTAAAGATTGGTTGATTCATATTCTCACCTCACATTCTATTAAAAAGAGTAAGGAAGTATTTCCCTTACTCATATATTATCAAATTAATTGTATTTAATCAAGCGTTATTATTAAATTATTTGTTTTTTATTTTCTTCGTTCATATGTTACAAAATGGTAGTTATATAGATGTTCACTGTCCATTTTATGATGCTCATGATCAATAACTTTCCATTCTGCAATATTAAATGCAGGAAAAAATGCATCTGCTTTAGGAAATGCATGGTTTATAATAGTTAAGTATATTCTTTCGGTATATTCTAATGCTTGTTTATAGATATCGGCTCCTCCACAAATAAACAATTCATTTTCATTGTTATTATAAGCCTTATATTCAAAGATAACTTCTCCTAGACTTGTATATACATGTGTTTCGGGCGGTGCTTGATATTTAACATTCCGGGTAACAATTACATTATGTCTGTTTGGTAATGGTTTACCAATTGACTCATATGTTTTTCTTCCCATCACACAAAATTGTCCAGTAGTTAATTCTTTAAAACGTTTCATGTCTGAAGGTAAATTACATAGTAATTGATTTTTATGGCCAATGGCATTATTTAAATCAACACAAGCAATGAGATTGATCATACAGTTACATTTATCCTCCCTATTCCCCCAAGTGGATTATATCCTACTAATTCAAAATCATCTGTTGTTAATTCAAAGAATGGTTTATCTGCTATTTTTAACTTAGGTAATTCAGAATCCCATAAGTTATTTTCATCGTATCGTTTAATTAATTCTCTTGCTTGTTGTTCATGTTTATTATATAGATGTAAATCTTGAACAAAATGAGTAAATACACCTACATCTAAACCACATTCTTTAGCAATAGCATGTTGTAACGCTGCATATTGCACTACATTCCATCCTCCACTTCCTGCTGCTGTTAAAAAGTCTCCAGAACGTTGTATTAATGTCATATGTAATTTTCCATTCTTAACTGAAAAATGTGTTGCGTATGCACATTCAATTAATGATTTTTTTGCTTTAGTCTCTTGATCTTCAGACTTAAACATATTCATTTGAATTCGTCTACTGGTTGGATTAGTTTTAATTTCATTTATTATATAATGTATCTGAGAAGGGAATCCCATTGTTGGTTTAGCAATTTGATATCCATATGCTTTTTCTATTTCATGATTTTCATTTTTCCAACTATCCCATATCTTACTATTTAGGTCATTTACATTATTAGACATTTTAGAATATATCCACAACATCTCATCGATAGCTGCCTTATAATTAATATTCCTTAAACTTAAAATTGGAAAACCTTTAGATAAATCATAATAATTATATATCTGTAGAATGCGTTTTGTTTTAGGTTGCTCTCCGTTGTTCCACTTCGAACGATTATCAATTTCCCAATCTTCTTCGAGAATATCAACAAGATTTTCAATAAAAATACTATCAACATAACTCATTTAAACAACCTCACTATAATCTTTTAATTGTTTTTGTGCTTTTTTAAGGTGATAACGTACATTTTCTCCGGTCATTCCTAACTCTTTACCAATTTTTCTTAATGACAATCCTTTTTCTTGCATTCTAATAATATGTATTTGTCTTTCAGTTAACTTACTTAAAAGTAATTCTTCACCTATTCTACCCAGTACATTTTCTTCAACTTTATTATCTGATGCAATTATTTCATGTAAACTATGACTTTCATCACTTTTATCATCTATTGAAATAACTTCGTACATATTATTCCAATCATGAGTATTACTATTTACCTTAAAAATACAACATTCCCTGTTTAGACGCTCGGTCACATGCCAACGCACATACGATATACAATATGATGAAAATTTACAGTTCTTTTCTGGATTGTACTTAGTTACAGCTAACCATATGCCAGTTTTAGCATACTGGAGTAAGTCATCAAATTCTAATCTATGTTTTTTAGCAATTGACATCGGTGATGGGAACATATGATATAAAGTCGCTTTTGCTAAGTATTCATATTTAAAATATAATTCTTCTGGATTCAAAATTTATCTCCTATAAAAAGGGAAGAGCATAACCCTTCCCTAACTTATTTTCATTAACTCATTATAAGCCTGTAGCCATCTTGATTTCGTGTCATTATCCGTATATTCAAGTAAATCCAATAATTTAAGTATATCTTGACTTGTCATATTCATGAGTAAGGATTTCATTAAGTCAACACTTTTTATATTTGTTAATGTTTCGATTAATTCATTAGGCAAGGGATCAACTCCTTAATTTGTGCCAGTACTGCCGAAACCACCTCTAGAAACTTCATTTAGTTCAATTACAGTTTCAAATTCAACTTCGGGCATTTTTCCATTAATACGGAATTGACAAATACGGTCGCCCTCGTTTATCACTGTATCTCTCATGGCTAATGCTGGAAAGTGCCATTGATCATCGTTTCCTGAGTATGAATTATCAATTACAGCAAAAGAGTTAGTTTGTAAAATACCAAAATTCTTGAAGGTACTTGAACGTGGTACAATATTTGCTTCATGTCCATCGGGTAAAATCATGCCCACTCCAAGTGGAATCATTTTATATTCAAATTGTTTTAATTCGATAGTTTCTGCAGCTCGAAGGTCACACCAATCTCCTGTAGCGATTTTTTCTATTTTAGGTAAGTTTTCATTAAAATATTTGATTTTGATTTGCATTAATATTCTCCTTTTATTCAATTATATTAAATTATTTAGAAAGAGGAGAACAAGTCTCCCCTTATTTCTTATTGTCTTGAAACTAAATAATCGATACCCTCTGGATTAAATCCAACTACACGTTCTAATATTTTACCGTTTTCATCAATCAACAACAATGATGGTACACTTGCAATTCCATATTTAGTTGCCAATTGCGCATCTTCTTCAACATCTAATTCTTGATAATCTGTACCTTTATCGTGAAGATAATTTGTCATGATTTTACATGGTGTACATCCTACTCTTGAAAACTTAATAATCTTACTCAATTTCTATTCCTCCAATTAATTACATTTACTTACTCCACAAGCGTGACAGATACAATTCCCCTTATCGTATGCTTTTTCGCCACAATTAGGGCATTCAGCTAATTCAAATTTCTTTTTACCTGATTTAATTTCAATTTCCATATTTTCTTTTTGGATTTGACTTAAAATATTTGCAATTGCACTTGGTAATGTTCCCATTGTTTGATCATATGTAAGTGTATCAATTGCTTGTTGAAGGTTATCACTAGTTCCACCAAGACGTAACAATTTAGTTGTCATTAAACCTAATGCTTTAGCTAAACTACTAACCTCTTTTTCTTTAGTAGAAATGAACACTTCCCAAGGAATTCCCTCATTAAGATTAATAGTTACATATGCACGACCAAACTTATCACCATATGAGAATCCTACTTTATCAGTAAATCCATATAAACGTTTAGGACGTTTTTTAATTAGCATTGAAGGATCATATTGTTTCACTTCTTTAACATCTATTTGTTCATTTTCTTTAATTTCTTTAAGTTTTTCTGCCTCAATATGACTTTCTAATTTAGCATCTTCTTCTTTAGTTGCTAATACTTGAGCTTGGCGACTACCATCACGATAGATTGTCATTCCTTTTAATCCTAAATCATAAGAAAGCATGTATAATTCATCAGTTTGTTCAATTGTATAATCATTAGGGCAGTTAGCAGTTTTACTAATAGATGAATCAGTCCATTTTTGTACTGCAGCTTGAACTTTAACATGATCAGATGGAAGTAAATCCATTGCAGTTACAAAGTGTTCAGGAAGTTCCTTAATATCAGTCAATCCGTTTTTATCCATGTATTCTTTAGCTAAATCAACAGTTTGCTTAGTGATTCCTAAACGTCCTGCTCTCCAATATTCCCAAGAGAAGTAAGGTTCAATACCTGTAGTAGTTCCACCAAATTGCTTGCGAAATTCTGGAATATTATCAATATATGTACCAGTTGAACCAGTTGGAGCTTGAGTTAGTAAAGTAACATTTCGGATACCAGTTTCTTTTAGTTTATTATGTAAATGTGGGAATTCTGCAAGTAATTTTTGCATAAATCCACTTTGGATAAATTTTTCATAATCGTATTCAGGGAATGTTCCTTTTTCTTTCGCATAATCCATGGAGGCTTCATATGCTTTCTCAGCAATAAATTTATAAAGTTTATCTACAAATTGATTACCTTTATCTGATCCATATCTTAGTCCTAATTGAATCATTAATGTTCCTAATCCAAGTGAGCCGATACCAACCCTACGTTCCGATAATTGAACTTGTTTATTTTCTTCTAAGAAATATTGAGTATAATCAATAATATTATCTTGTAAACGTACAGCAACTCTCACTGCTCTTTCTAAATCATCCCATAATACATCATTATTTTCTTTGTCATGGAATCTTGATAGTACAAAGTGTCCTAAATTACAAACACCAAATTCTGGCAAGCCCTGCTCTCCACATGGATTTGTGGCTACAATCTCATGAAAATACCAGCTATTTGATTCTTTATTATATCGTTCCATCCAAACAATTCCCGGTTCAGCAGATGCCCAAGCTGATTCAATTAATACATTCCATAAATTTAATGCTTTTTGATCTTCATTGTTAGGAACAACCATTTCTTTTAAATCTTTCTTAGCACATTTAACACGTTCCATGAATGTATCAGAAATACCAACAGAAATATTTGCTCCTGATAAATAACCCATTTGCTTTTTACGTTCCATAAATTTATAAACATTAGGATTACTATCTTCGCAAATAAGCATCAAAGCTCCTCTGCGACTTCCTCCTTGGATAATTAAGTGAACAATATCGCTAAATATCTCTGCAAATTCAACGTTATCAATTGTATCTTGTTGAAGTAATTTAGCAATTAGTACAAATAATTCCATCCAACTTACTGCACCAGATGAACGTCCGTTCACACCTTTTACAATTGCATCTCTATGACGTAATTTAGTAAAATCAATACCTAAAACTTGATTATAATAAGATTCTTTTACAGTTGTTTTTAAGGAATCAAATAAATCATCTACAGAATCCTTTACATGTTCTTTATATACTTTATGTCCTTGATCCTTGGCTTTATCTAATGCTTTTTCCCATTCATCTTTATTAGTATAAATTTCAACAGCATCGAATTTGCCTAATTTAATGCGATCTTGTAATTCTTGTGAATCTTTATGTTCTTCTTCAAGTAATAATTTAAATGATGCTTTGGTTGAATTACTTCCTTTTACAGTGTTAATGTGTGATATATTTAATCCACATCCTCCACCTCTACGCATAATAGAAGCTTCATAAAATGCAACATCTACTACATCAAGGAATTGATCTTCTGCTTTATTTTTAGCCCTTGGTGATCTAATAACAAAACAATTATAAGCTGTTAAGTCAGCACGTTTACCAGTTACATGTTCTTGGCCTAACATTAATTGAATACGTCCACCTAATGAATAACGATATCCATCAAATAACCAACGGAATTCATTTTCCCATTTTTGTTTTAATTGAAGAGTTTTTTCAACGCTTGCTGCTCCTTTAGCCCAACGTTCCCACAATTGCGAAGGTTCAGTTTCTAATGGTTTATGCATTAATTCTTTCGTTACAGTATGTGTTTCACCAAACCGATCTTTAACTTCATAAGTTTCATTATTAACTTTTGTAATCTCAGCTACTTTTTTAGTTCCCATTGTTTTATCTACAATAGCAACCACAATATCTCCAACTTTATAACCATCGTATGTAGGAATGGTATATCTATCTAAAGCAATCAGTTCATCTAATTGACCATCCTTAGAGAATTTCATGTCTTTATTTTCAAATTGATACAAGTTAACCAACTAACAACACCTCATAATTTTTATTTGTTTATTTACATTTTGGTATTATTTAATTTCAATTTTATGAATCGATTTCGTTTTACTTATGTACTTATCATCTTCAAAATTGCTTTCTAAGCTAAATCCCATTAATGATTGTGCATATGTAGCTGCGAATGAACTCTTTTTCTGTACCTCTTCAACCGGTATGTAATTCTCATTAAAATATTCTTCACTTACTACTCCAACTCTACCGTACTCATTCGTGATGATTATATCTCCGGCTGAAACAGGAACTTCTCCTGCTCTTGTCATTTCAAAACCATCTTCATCAACACGTTTAATGTCGAACAAGTGTCTTCTATCAACGTATAAGGTCATATAATCGACCACCTTTATTATTTGTATGTACCAATGTATTCTAACTTTCCGTGACTTAATCTTGCTTCCTCTTGGAAAATAGCCTGAACTTCTGAACGAAACTTGGATTGATATTCTACTTTGTAGCTTTTTTCTCCAACTTTAATGATTCCATACCAAATTTTATATGGATCAAAGTCTGCTTCATGAGGTACATTTTTCCATTCAATTTTATTTCCTAAACTATTCAATCCTGTATTATTCTTCTTTTTGCCAAAAAACTTATTCATGTATTAATTCTCCTCTTTATAGTAATATTTTATTCTATTAAACTAATTAACCGACAATCATAGGCAACACCACCTTAAATGGTAAATTCTTATAATATCAAATTAATTACATTTATACAATATTTATTATTAAATTATTTATTTTTACTCTTCATCTTCTCCATTTAAAGCTGTATAAATCAATTCACTGATCTCCCCAATTGAAAACATTGTCTCATCGAACATTGTTGGTAGCATATTATCACCTCCTTAAATTAATTTCCTCTAAAACTTGTTTAATTTTTTTACTATGTAGACTTTTAACATTTTTAATAATATAATAATATTTATCAATACATTTCTGATGTCCATTTAATTCAATTGATTCCTTTTCATCAGATAACTTAATTACCCAGTTATCTTCATTATTAATTTCTTTACATATATCACAAATACGATTAATCAATTAAGGCTTCACCAGACTCTAACTCTTCATCAACTCTTGAATATAATGATTCCCGAAGCTCTTCCAGTTCTTCAATTTTACGATCAACTTCCTTTAGTTGTTCTAAAAATTCTTTTAATTTACTATTCATACTAAACATCTCCTTTATGTAAGAGAGTGACGGTAAAATCACTCTCATTTGGTATAATTTAATATTAATATAATTACTTATGTATGTCAACCTATTTCTATGAAAATATAATTGAATCTCTAAGATTATTAAGTTTAGAAAATATATTTGCAGACTTTTGATCAAGATGATCCCATACTTCATCTGGTACTGACTCATCAAATTCAATATTATGTAAAAAATCAACTAACTCACTTTCTACTTCATTAATTAAATTTAACAATGTGTCCTTTTTAGCTTCTGAAATAGTTATATTCCCCATATCACACCTCATATTCTCTTTTTAATTGTACATATTTTTTAACTAAGTCGAAATTACGTTCAGATAGATAAAAATCAATCAATAAATTTAGTAATCCTATTTCAAACTTTTTAGTAAAGTCGAATTCATGTAATTCTTTAAGTTTATCCTCGTCAATATAACGAATATCATAAGGACTAAATTTAACATAATACCGTTTAGATTCAATTATTACTCCATTATTTTCATTAAGTTCATATTTACAAGATTTAACTTCCCCAACACTATTTGTAGCCGTTTTAACTTTATCACCTATCCTAAATTTGAAAACCATTTAACCATCCCCTTTTGATTTAAATAAATCGATGGTTGCCAAGAGATAATTTATTATAAGCCGAATCAATGCTGCGTTTAGGTCTTGTTGATGATACCCTATTTACCTTGACAACATTATATTTAAGTATTGCATAATTTCTAGCTTCAATTTCATCATTTGCTTTGATCTTTAATAATATATTTTCAGATGATGAATTAGTACATGATACATAATATTTCAATTTATATCCTCCTGATGAAAGAGTTCTTTTATGTTAAATTATTTACCCTCGACCATATTAATTCCAATTAAGGAATAACCACACAGGTCACGGTAAGGGGATTCTGAATCACCTATACCGGATGGATTATTGAATATGCGATTTTGCTTATCCATCATTCTTACTGTTAGCAGCATATGTTTCACTAAGCTTTTTGGAATTAAATAATTATCTTCATCATATGTATAACGTTCCATTAATACTTTCATCATTTCATATGTAGCATCAACACTTGATCCATATTGTTTATTCTTATCATCGGTGAAACTACCAATTTCTAATCCGAGTTTTGTGAATATACCTTGTTCTTCAACAATATCAATATCCAATTGTTTAATACCATCGAAACTGACTACTACTTCAGAATAATCATTAAATTTAATTTCTGCGTTTTTATGTAAATAATCCACTTTTACAATGGTTACAATTTCTTCATTCCAAAGTACTTTATTTCCTGTAAATATGTAATCCATAAATTCTTTTTCCTCTTCAGTTAACTTATTTAATTCTGATTTACTGACTGGAAAAATTACAGCATCATCAAATTCAACATCATAGTCCTGATAAGCAAAATTAGTTTTTCCTAATACGATTGCACGTTGGCCAATTCTCATTGATAAATCTTTACCTGCA